AAGGTGTTATTATAACTAGGTATAACTACACTGGCAATAGCATTATCTGGAATAATTTCACTAACACTGACAGGACCAAGTCCTGTGCTTAATACTCCCTGCCCGCCATTACCTATAACATTTGTGAGTGTGGCGTATATTTTGTCTTTTCCCCCTTCAGGAATTACTCCTGAACTAGGTATAGTCATAATTTTATTTTGCGCATTAAAGTAATTGCCTTCACCAGGCGTAAAAATTATTATACAATTTACGCCAAGATATTTGTTATTACCAGTTACTAAAGAACCGATTTGTTGTGGTGTTTCGGATGAGTTTTTAAAATACCCAGTGCAACTACTACTACCAGCTGTGACCTGTTCCCAGTAAAGATCCTGTAAACTAAATCTGTTAAAATACTTGTAGTAGAAGTGTAAAAGTTCCTTGGATTTAATTTTAGGTAAAATTTGATTTTGTATTACCCTATTAATATCCTGGTTAGTGCTAAAACTAAAGGTTATACTGTCATCAATAATATCTTCTTTGAGAAGAATACCATCTTCGTTAAAAATATTAGTAGAACTATATCTTCCTGTAGTATCAGCTGTATCTAGGAATCTACTTGTGCCGCTGCTAGAACGATTAACTGCTTTAATTTTGCTAATACTACTGAAATTTGCATAGGGGAAGGTATTATAATCTTCTCCTGTTACCATACGATTTTGAGTATAGTATTGTTGTGGTGCTCGGCTTCTAATTTCTTCTATAGACTCTGCAGCCAAGGCATTGGCCACGGTATACTTTAAGCTCAATACAACTGTTAGGGTCTCATTTCTTCCTGTAGAACTAACGTAGGGAATATTTAAATTAATATTCTGCATTTCACTTGGCACAATTTTGTAGGTTGTGCCTGCACTTTGTCTATAAAAAGCTGTAAAATTGCCCTGTGGTACTGAACTAAATGTACCATCTCCAAATACTAAACTTACCTGATCCCCGGCTCTAGTTGTAACCTGATAGCTTTTTTTAGCGGCGTTGTCGTTATATATAATATTGGGCGCCTGTACTGATAGTACCTGGTTCCATTCGTTGGTCAAGACATTGTTACTATTTCTTTCAAAAAGCCAGACATCGTCATTATTAATATTGTCAGCATTTATGTTAAGCAAATTATTAGGAATGCTTTCTGTAATACTAAAATTAATACTGTTTAACACCCCCTGCTTAAAATAAACAAAAAAACCGGTGTTGTTGCTAGCATTGCCCTGTCCGTCATTTTTGTATAAAATATTAAACAATTGACCTACTCTAGGACTTGCTTCATAGATATAGGTTTTATTTACGCTAGTGGCGCTAACAAATTCAAAGGGTAATTGTGTTCCCTCAACTTCTGCGTCAAAACTAAAAATAGGAAATATATCGCTTGGGGTGTTTAGGTTGTATTCACTGTTAACTATACCACCAATAGTCTGACTGTTACTAGGTCGTCCAACCTTTTGTCCACTAATAAGTGTAGCATTCAATATTGTTATAAACTGTTCGTACCAATTTTCATTTGTACTATCGTTCCAGTTGATGTTTAAATTAGTGAGATCATTGCCATCACTGTCCCTAAGCGGTTGCGTTGTTCTAAGACTTTCTATTTTCAGAAAGCCCTCAGCACATCTATTTCTCTTTGGTGCATAACTTACTAATTTGGCTAGCTTTAAAACACTCTCTCGACGTTCCGCGGTGTCAATAAAATTTTCTCTAGCGTTTAAATCCGTACGAAAAGCTAGGCTCTGTCCTAGAAATGCTATCATATCTATCAGTGCTATGTACTCACTGCTTTCTATGAAATCGTTAAAGTCTTCGGGATAATAGAGCTGTAGATATTCTATCATTGACTTTCTAAGAGTTTGATAATCATAACTCTGAAAATCAGCGTTTCTAAAACTTTCGTAGACTCTTGTCCAGTCCTGATTTACCAATAGACTATTTTGTCTGGTAGTGTTTGCCATATGAAAATCCAGTTATTAATATATTTATGGGTTTAAAAAACCCAAGATCTAGGCGGTGTCTAGCCCAATTGATCTGTTATATTGTATTTTTAGTGTGTCACGTTCGTTGGTTTTAATATAAATTAAGTCTAGCTCAATCTGAAAACCCTGCTCGGCCTGAATCACACTGATATTTTCCGCAGCTATCCTTGGATCGCTACTAATTATTCTGTTGATGTCATTAATAATTTTATTTTTAGTATCAGCATCAAAAGGTTCGAAAACCATATCCTGTATGATTGTGCCATAATCAGGATTCATTAATTTTTCACCTTTACGAATATGAAAGCTATTATATAGATCCTGTTTTGCCAACTGAAAATCTGTCAGTTTAAATCTCTTTACACGATTTATTGTGCTAAAACCCTTGTACTGTGCCATTTTATGCTCCTAGTTTATTCTTACTTTCTGATGCTGCGGCAAGCTTGGGCGCTGCACCTTGTACAGCATATACACCGTTGGCGTAATAGTTACCAACACCAGTTCCGTAGGCATCGCTAGCATTGGCCTTGCCATTATAAAACTTTGTGGCGTTGCCTGTGCCACCTAGATGTGATGCAGAAAGTAAACCAGCTACTTCTTCCTTGCTAGTAGAATCAGTTATTGTGCCATTTTTCTTTAGAGTATTGTAGTTACTCTGTGTGTATTTGTACATTACATCTTCTTGTAATTGTTTGTTATTTAAAAACTCATCCCTACTAGCTGGTTTCCCAGGCCCGCCAATCCAGACGCTGGGGTCTTTTAATTGAGCTTCCGTGGTTCCTCGTTTGACCAATCCCTGATCTACTAGGGCTGCTGCGCCCATCTGATATTTGCCAACATAACCCAGTGAGTTAACAGTGTCATATTTTCCCGAACTTTCTGTGAATCCAGTCTGACCAAACAGGGCCTTAACTTCCGACTGTTCAAGATTTCCTATACCGCCCTTGGGCTCTGGTTGTCTACGTAGGAAGGCTTCAGGAGCTTGTTTTTTAGGATTAGCATATTTTGAAGGATCGGGTTTCCCACCACCTGTACCACCACCTGTACCTCCACCACTGCCTGTGCCTGAGTTACCGCCGCCACTGGCTGAACTGCTGGCGTTGCCTGAACCTGAAGCTGAACCTCCACGTTTAGCTTCCTGTTGATTTTGGTATTCCTCTTGTGGATTCTTAGCAGTAGTAGTACTATTCCCTGCCGCAGCGGCAGCCTGCGCCTGTGTCTTGCTTAAAGATTCTAATTCGCTTAGTGTTTTTCTTGTATAGGGCTCGTGAGTAGCTATATGTGTATTAATAGACTTTGTTTTGTTAGGTTGACTTTCCCAGGCATCATTGACATATTCTGTTTCTGCGTGACTATTTTGAGGTAATTTATCAACTATAGGAGCTGAGGCATTACCGCCACTGTTTATATTAACTGGGCCGCCTAGTATATTAAGTGGACCAGTACAGCTAAGTACTCCCTTGCCACTGTTCATAATTAGACTATTTGTATTGGTGGTTATGTAGTCTTTACCGTAGAGATTAATACTATTATCTCCTCGTATTTTCACACTGGCGGTGCTTTCTATATGTACTCCATTTTTGCCATACATACGAATATAATCTGCATTAATGTTCAAACTATTGTCGCTGTGTATCTGTATGGGTCCGTGACTACGCATATTGATACCAAGAGCACTGTAAACTATTACTTCCCCTGCTGGACTTAGTTCTACCCAGCTGTCGCCACGAGCATTACTGATATAGATAAATTCCTCGTCGTCCTGGTCGTGCATTACTATCTGATGACCCTTGGCGCTGCGCCAGCGTGTAAGTTTGCTATTACCAAACAAATCACCATCGTCCATAACAAAGCTATGACCGCCACTTCTCACTTGCGTGGCGAAATCTTCGATTTCAAATTCGCCCTTTTCTATTTGGTCTTTTAGTTGCTTGTTGTTGGCAGGATCAGGGGCTGGTCTGCCTGGCGTGCTTATACCAAACACACCGTTAATAACATCTCTATTAGGGGTGGAATTTATAGGACCACGAAGTGGATCACGGTCTAGACCTTGGTTAATATATTGTTCTGCAAGATAGGGATTTACAGGTTTAGCATTTTTAAACCATCCAGGTGTAAAAGCAGTGTCCTTGCTGTCGTTGTACTCCCCTGTGGGATAGTAACCGTTGGGTTTCATTCGTGACTTAAGATCACTAGGAATACTATCAGGATCAATACTGGCTAGAGGTTCAGCTGCGTTTGCAGGTATCATACTTTTACCCATAAAATCACTGATACAAGCGAACCAGAAGCCGTCTGAATTTTTACCATTGGGGAAGCAGCATAGAACTTTATTGCCTATGTCTGGTGGAGTCATAAACATACCATAACTCTGTCTAGTATTTTCGTAGGTATTTTTACCTGACAATATGTCTATGCCCGTGGTATGCCCCATAAAAGGGCTAGCATATCTTACTGGAAACCAACCCTGTCTATTGTTTGGTGAATGATTTCCCAGTCCATCAATATACACAAACAGGGAACCGTTTCTAGTAAATGTGTCTATATCTTTAACAACCCCCACGTAGATATTGCCTAGATTAAGTGGATTTAATTTAGAATTTAACTGCTCTATACTGGGTTTAAAGCTGTTTGTTTTATTATTAGCCATAATTTATATTGTAAAAGAAGCTCCTACCCTGGATTTTGTTTCGGGAAGTTCGTTGGCTTCCTGTGCTCCATCAGGGGATTTCTGCAGTGCCAATGCCTCGGATTCCTGGATAGGTAATCTTACAAGATTAAGAGTTTGTTCAAACTTGCCATTGGCAAATACATTTTCTATGTCTACTATGCTGTACTTGCCGGAAAAAGGCACATAGCTGTAAGGTCCTTTCGTAGGATCAGCTAGGCCAGTCTGCTCACTGTAGTCAGTGGGAGATAGAAAAGTAAGATGCACATAGAGTTCGTGTCCATCCATTGCTAGACTTCCGTTACTAATTGGCACTGTCTGATAGATACCCACATTATCAAAAATATTATCTTGTTTTATAAATGTGGGGTCTCCCACTATGCGCAATCTAACCTTGATCATATCCCCACGACTATCCATCTGTCTGGCTCGATGGGCATCCATTGTTGCAGCACTCTTTCCATCTGCACCAGGAGCTTCAGCATCTCCCTGAATATAGCGTACTGGTATTACCTGTGTGAAACTACTGGGGTTGGTGGTTTCTCCTGATCGTATTACCTTGGTGGCGTTTGTATCAGCCATATTTTCTGTAGCCAGCCCACGTTCCTTATTGTCAGCACCAGCCATAAAGTTAGTGGTGTTAAGTATAGTTGATTCGTTGAAGTATAACATATTGAAATCTAAAGCTAATTCAATTATGTCATTATTTTTTCCCGTGTAGATATATTGATAATCTTTTACTACACCGGGTATCTGTCCCGCTAGTTCACTAGCTGGATGTGAATTATGCTGAAGCCATTTCTTTACGTGATATTCTACTTCATAGATATAGCTGTTTATTTTTGTATCAAAATTTTTAATTTTGACTATGGGAATTATTTTAAATCCTTTAAAGCTATTACTGGAAATAGGATTAGTTTTATCTTTATCTGATTTAATATCTTTGACGCTGACCTGGTAGGGCACAACTTGAGTTCTGTAATACTCACTGTTAATAATTAAATCCTCTATTACATTGTCTATTCGAGTCCTGCTAGGTATTTTAAATTCGTTACCCTCAAAACTAATCGCAGTAAACTCCTTACCTACAGAACTTTGTATACTAGCCTTTTTTGAGTCTCTTGTATTATTAACTACAGGTATGCTATTTTTGTTATTTTGATAGGTAGGAGACTCACCTATCTCTTTATCCATAATAACGCGATATTCGTGAGCATATTGCATTTTTCCCAGAGCAACCTGATCTAGATAGAACTTGTTGACTGCGTCCACAAAGCCTGAAGCTAAAAACTTCTGGCTAGGTTTGGCTGGTTGTATCTCGGGAGCATCTGACTGGGCCGCTAAAGTTATTGGTTTACTAGCCCCTACGCCTAGAAAATCAATTACATTTTCCCCTTTAATACTAAACGAGGTGGGGGCTTGCGCTACAACTTCTGTCATTGCATTTTGATTAAAAGGTACTGCTTCTATAGCATATTCTGTTCCCCTAGTAGAAATTTTAGTTTTCATAGTTATTATACTAATGGGGAGATACTTTGTGAGCCCGGGAATTAATCCTGGACGTGGCGGGTCGCTGCTATAAAAATCTATTTGCAACATATAGGGAGCTCGAGACCAGTCCCGTATACCCTTTTGTTTGCATAAAGCAACCATACGATTTAGCAGCGTAAATCCCACTGGTTCAATTATTGTAAAACTTAAATTAACTAGGTTGCTGTTTTTATTTTGAAATGTCTTGCCAACAACTGTGCGTATTTTAAGATTGTCCCAATAAAAATCTTCCTGAAAAAAATCATTACGTTTAAAATCTTCCCCGCGGCGCCCAGCGCCAGCAATTAGAACATTTTTTGGTGTATATTTTCCCTTGCTAACTACGTCGTTGTAGTCCTGCTGTTCAAGCAGTGCTAGGCTTAGACTATAGGTATAACTAGCAAAATAGTGTAGAGGATTAACTATAACTTTTTGCTTGATCTCATATTCGCGTTCGGCTACTACTTCCACTGGAGGCAGAGACTTTTCTTCGTACCCAGCGCCACCAGCTACATCGACCCTTAGTGGTGGCTCTGATATACGTTGCTGTTGTTGAGGATCTGGTGGAGGTGGTGCTGGTTCACGAAATCTTGAAAGTTCAGCCATTGATCGTTACCCTAGAATAGAAATTAGGTTAGTTTGTTTTGGTATATAAATTTGAATTCCTGGTACCATATCAAAAACAGGATCTTGAAGTATATTAGGGTTGCGCATAGCGAACACCCACCAAAGATTTACATCGTCATATAGGTCATAAGCCAAGAGATCCGGACGCCATTTATAGGCTGCTGGCAGAGTGTAGAGCACATCATTGGCTAACTTAGGAATAACTGGCAAGTCTAGAACACCTAGATATTTGCCTGTACTGCCAGTGGCAAAATAATAGGGACTATTTTTTTCGTAACTAACTTTAACCATTAGATAAATCCTCCACGATTGCTAGTTGGGCCCTTGGTTAATTCGCCCTTGGCATATTTGTCCAGAGTAAAGTTTTCATAGATATTTCTACGACTATAAACTGGCTGTAGGGTAACGCTTAGGGAACTCATTGTGGGTAATCTTACTGTGGCTTTGTCAATAGTTGTTATAGGCTCTGTTGGTCCACCACTCCAGTCATATTTTGGCTGTCTAGTAGTACTGCGTGTCATAGGCACATTTATATAATCTACGTCACTGGGCATAGTATGGCTAAACTGTGTTACCACACAGGGAACATTGGGCAAATAAGGTGCTCCATAGCCGTTTAAAAATACTAGTGGCGGAGGAGTGCCGGCAATGCTGTCGCCTCCAAAAAACATCTTGGTACAGCTACGGAAAAAATGTACAGCAGCCATAAGATATCTACCCTCGGCCATATTTTGTACAGTAAATTCGCCGTTGATAGTTATAGCACCAACCTCGCTGCTCTGATAGAACACTATGGGATAATTGCTATGAGTAAGACTTTCCACACCATACTTGGCGGAGTGTGCTATAGACACCTGTGGTGTATAGGGAAATATAACGCCGTTGGTCTCCTGAAGTGGAGACATAAATATACTATCACTGTACTTAAAATAAGACGAGCTTGCTGGAGCTAGACTAATTCTCACACGCCAATCACTATCTGCATTTAATACTTGTGCGCCCCCACTTTTCATATCAATGTTAAGTACTTGCCCCTTGATACTGTCTAGAGCATCACGGCCACCCTTGGCAATAGCACCCCCTAGTCTAGATGCACCCTCGCCCACATTGTTTAATAATTTTGTGGCGCCCGTGGACACTGATTGTTTAACTTTTTCTAGACTAAATGTACCCATTGTGCCCGAGGACTGCTTGGCACCAGAAAAGTTTTGTTCTAATTGTTTTTGTTCCCAATATCCAGCCATAGCGCGAAGACCCTATAATATTGGGTATTTATCAGTAAAATTAACTACTATTATTTTAAAAATTATTAACAAGGTATTGACAAAACATTTATTTTTTAGTAATATTCCATTGAGGACCAAAAAATGAAATTTAACTATCTAAACAACAAAGACATACTGAAGGAAATACATAAAAGCAAAAATAGTTATTGTGTATACAAAGATCAAGACGCAGCTGACTATGACCTCATACTCGCTGACGTCTCCAAGATCAATAAAAAGAACATACTACAAGCTAGAAAGAATCGTGCTGAACGCCTAGCCAAACTTGCACACGACAATGCCGTGGCAGCCACTGGGCAAAAGCAAAAAATGGAAAACTTTGAAATAAAGTATACCAAGATTCCTCAGACTGATGTAGTGTTCAGAGTGATGACCTGGGAGCATATTCCACTGGATGATGCCAAGACGCAGCGAGCCCGTGATGCTGCTCGTGAACTCTACGAGGACGAAGAGGAAGAAGCCTACACTGAATATGACGAGGATGATCCTAAACATAACAAATACGTCAAGGTAAACTTCCCACCTTTTCAGCATTTTAGGGTGGATGAAGAAGGGACACCGGTCTTGGTGGGCAAGAGCCACTGGCAGGGTGGCCTAAAACGTGGAAAGTTTTGCCGTGATCACGGACAGATGACCAACAAGCTGGCTCATATGTTTATTAAATTATGTGAACGTTATGCCACTCGTAGTAACTGGCGCGGCTACACCTATAACGATGAAATGCGAAGTCAGGCACTGCTACAGCTATCACAAATTGGACTACAATTTGACGAGAGTAAAAGTCAGAATCCCTTTGCCTACTACACCGCCGCCATCACAAATAGTTTTACTCGAGTACTCAACATCGAAAAACGCAATCAAAATATTCGAGATGATATATTAGAAATGAACGGACTGAATCCCAGTTACACTCGTCAGGGGGCAGGTAGTTGGTCTGGTGGAGATTCAAATTATTATGACGAGTAAACTTCAGTTAGGTAATCTTGCTATTGCATTTCAGACAGACTATAAGCTATAATAGGTGTTATGTCTACACTTTTTAAACGAGCAGCTATCTGCACTGATATACATTTTGGGTTAAAATCTAATAGTACACAGCACAATGAAGATTGTCTAAACTTTATCAAGTGGTTTACCGCCAAGGCCCGAGAAGAGGGTTGTGATACAGCCTTGTTCCTGGGCGACTGGCATAACAATCGTGCAAGCATCAACATTGTCACGCTTAACTATAGCCTTAGAGCACTGGAGCATCTAAATGACAATTTTAATGCTGTTTATTTTATTCCTGGCAATCACGATCTTTATTATCGTGACAAACGTGATGTACAAAGTGTGGAATGGGCACGGCACCTACCTAACGTTCATATATGCAATGATTGGTTTGACAGTGGCGACGTGGTTATTGCTCCTTGGCTGGTTGGTAATGACCATAAAAGAATTCCCAAATTAAAGGCACGTTATATGTTTGGGCATTTTGAACTACCGCATTTTTATATGAATGCGATGGTGCAGATGCCCGAACACGGCGAAGTAAAAGCTGACCTATTCAAGAATTTTGATCGTGTCTACACAGGTCATTTTCACAAAAGACAGACACGAGGCAATATTACCTACATTGGTAATTGTTTCCCGCACAACTACGCTGATGCTGGTGATGATGAACGTGGTATGCTGGTGTTGGACTGGGACGGAACTGAAGAATATTTTGCCTGGCCTGATCAACCCAAGTACCGTGTCTATAATCTCGGAGAGCTTCTAGAAGAAGCAGACGCAGCACAAAAATTGCTGGAAAATATGCACGTAAGAGTCAATCTAGACATTGACATAAGCTACGAAGAAGCTAGCTTTTTACGTGATACCTTTTTAAATCAGTATAAACTCCGTGAAATCAGTCTACTGCCCAAGAAAAACACTGACCTCGAACAATACGAGATTCAGGGTAATGTAAAATTTGAAAGCGTAGATCAGATTGTAATTAATCAGCTGACTAATATTGTAGAAGGACAGTTTGATAAAAAACTATTACTAGACATCTATAGGAATCTTTAATCTCTATGTTCAAGATTAAGTCGTTAACATTAAAAAACTTTATGAGTGTGGGTAACGCCACTCAGGGTGTTAATTTTGATCGCGATGATCTCACACTGGTACTGGGAGAGAACGTAGACCTTGGTGGTGATGATGCTGGCGCACGTAATGGCACTGGCAAGACCACAATTATTAATGCTCTTTCCTATGCGCTCTATGGCGAAGCATTGACCAAAATTAAAAAAGATAATCTGATTAACCGCACCAATGCCAAAAATATGTTGGTGACCATTGACTTTGAGTGTAACGGTCAGGAATATAGAATTGAGCGCGGTCGTAAACCCAATATAATGAAGTTTTTTATTGGTGGTGACGAGCAAGAGCAGAAGGAAGATGAGAGTCAGGGCGATAGTCGTGAAACACAGGCGGCTATCGAGCATCTTCTTAATATGAGTCCCGATATGTTTAGACACATTGTGGCGCTAAACACTTACACAGAGCCTTTCCTGAGTCTCAGGGCTAATGATCAACGAAGTATAATTGAGCAACTACTGGGTATAACCCTACTCAGCGAAAAAGCTGAAGCTCTCAAAGAACAGCAGAAGTTAACCAAGGAAGCGATTCAGGAAGAAGACTTTAGGATCAAGGCCACACTGGATGCCAACAAACGTATTCAGGAACAGATAGCCAGTACTGAACGTAGACAGAAACTTTGGCGTCAGAAACACGATGAAGAACTGGTTGCTATACAATCAGCCTATGACGAGCTGGCTAAACTGGACATCGAACAAGAATTACTAGCGCATCAGGCCCTTGTTAATCATAGAGAAAAAACACGAACTCTCCAGGAAAGTGAACGCTGGATCAAGAGCATAGATAGTGATAATGCAAAATTAAACAAGGCTGTAGAAGCTTTACAGCGAGATCTAGATGCTTTGGCCAAGCACGAATGTTATGCCTGTGGTCAAGCATTGCACGACGACAAACAAGATGAAATACGTAGTGCAAAAAACAAACAATTACAAGAAGCAACCTTACAGATTTTGACTAACGAAACACAACGTCAGGAACATCAGCAAATAGTAGAATCTTTGAAAAATCTTGGACCAGCACCCACAACCTTCTACGCCACTGAGAGCGATGCTTTTGAACATCGCAGCAGTATGGCAGCTCTACTTACACAACTAGTATCTAAACAATCCGAACAAGATCCCTATCAGGATGCCATCATAGAAATGCGTGAGCAGGCACTACAGGAGGTAAGTTATGATCTAATTAATGAACTTACTAGTCTAAGAGATCATCAGGAATTTTTACTTAAACTATTGAGCAACAAGGACAGTTTTATACGTAAGCGTATCATTGACCAAAACTTAAACTATCTAAATGCTCGTCTGGGTTACTATCTAGATAAAATTGGTCTACCACACACGGTTAAATTTAACAACGACCTCACTGTGAGCATTGAAGAACTTGGTCGTGAACTGGACTTTGACAACCTAAGCCGTGGTGAACGCAACAGATTGATTCTAAGTTTGAGCTGGGCGTTCCGTGATGTCTGGGAAAGCTTGTATCAGCCTGTGAACTTGTTGTTCATCGATGAGCTTATTGATAGTGGACTGGATAGTTCCGGAGTGGAAAATAGTCTAGCACTGCTCAAGAAGATGAGCCGTGAGGGTAACAAGAGTGTCTGGTTAGTCAGTCACAAAGACGAACTAATTGGACGAGTAAGTAATATAATGCGTGTGGTCAAGGAAAACGGCTATACTATGTATAACACAGACCTGGAGACAGCGTGAAGATTTTAATCACGGGCACATCAGGTCTGGCACAAGGACTGCTTAATTTACTGGAACTAGAGCACACAATTACCTGTGTGAGTAGATCCACTGGCTACGATATACTGGAAGTTGATACCTGGGCAAGCAATTTTTTAGACTATGATATGGTAATCAATAACGCCTATGATGGCCTAGGTCAACTCAAGGTACTGGAATATTTTTATTCTCACTGGCATCTAGATGCCAACAAACACATTATTAATATAGGAAGCAGAGCCAGTTACTTCCCCCGCAGTGAACAACATCTAGACTCTGAATACTGGCCCTATCGCTTGCACAAACAGGCACTGGAAAAAGCCTGGGAAAAAATGGTTAACAGCCAGTGTGATATAAAATTAATCAATCCCGGTCCACTGGACACAGACTTGATTAGAAATTTAGAAATTACCAAGATGCCTGTCACGGAAGCTGCTGAGTGTATGTCTAAGTTTATATTTGACCCAAGGATTAAGAGAGTGGACCTATGGCTATAAACTGGCAATTCTATCATTGGCATCTGGAACCCAGCGCAGTCTGTGTGGCTCGATGCCCACGTTGCCCTCGCACAGAGCATCCAGATACTCCCTGGTTGAATAAAAATATGACTCTGGAGTTTGTTAAAAAGTTTTTTACAGTGGATATGTTGACCAATCAGGTACGTAGAGTTACTATGTGCGGTGATGTTGGTGATCCTATCTACTGTAAAGAATTTTTAGAAATTGTACAATATATTAAACAGACTAATCCCCTAATTCATTTGTTTATCATAACAAATGGCAGTAGCAGACGACCACAATGGTGGCGTGACCTAGCACAATTGCTAGATGAACGTGATACTATTAACTTTAGTGTGGATGGCTACGATCAAGCCAGTAATAATTTATATAGAGTAAACACAGACTTTGACAGTATACTAGAGGGAATAAAAAGTATACGTGAAGTTAATAAACAAGTACATTTAAACTGGGCCACCATTGTGTTCAGTTTTAATCAGGACAGACTAGATGATATAAAACAGCTAGCTCGAAGCCTGTCTATGGATGGTCTACAACTTACTCTAAGCACTAAGTTTGGTAGTAAGTACGGTGAAGCCTACGGTGGTGAACAAGATCCGCTGGAACCACGTGCAGAGTTTATCAGCAGCAGTCATCGTTATGAACGTCAGTTAATAAATCTAAGTGGCCGTATCATTGACAATGGTGAATATCTTGCCGTCAATCAGGAAAAATATAGAGCAATTAAAAAACAATATGAGAATTATCCCATAGTGCCTATGTGTGAAATAGGTAATCGTGGGGTCTATGTCAATGCCGAGGGAGTTATATTTCCCTGTAGTTGGGTAAGTTTCCCCTATAATAGTTTGACTTATGCTGATAAGACTATACAATGGCAAGACAGTTTCTTTGCGAAATATCGCGATAGAATGAATTTAAATCATCGTTCCTTTCAGGAAATTATAGCAGATCCGCTCTGGAGCAAGTGTAGCCAGGGCTGGCAGGATGCCAGTAAGAGCTGGGTGGAATGCAGTCAGAAATGTAGCAGAGAACTGGTAGATCAGGACTATGCTGTGGGCTGGCTTACCAATTAAAAAAATAGAATCACTAGAATATTAGATAAGTAAACAGCATATGACCAGTCCCAGTAAGAATAAAGGTAACAGTTTTGAACGCGAGGTAGCTCAATTTCTAACTGCACTCTACGGAGAAACATTTATTCGAGCACCCGGGTCAGGTGCCTATGTGGGAGGTTCAAACTCCCGACGCAAGGAAGTACTACACGAAGGGCAGATTAGAAGCTTTAAAGGCGATATTGTGCCCGGACAGAGTTTTCCTCGTCTTAATGCCGAATGCAAGAGTTACGCAGATTTACCTTTTCATCAACTCTTTGCTGGCAGCGTAAAACAGTTGGACAACTGGATAGATCAGTGTTTAGATGCTGGTGATCCCGGTGACGCCAATATTATTTTTATGAAGTTTAACAGAAAAGGTCGATACATATTATTTCAGATTAATTCTGCAGACACCAAGTCAAGGGATAATTCTCAGGACATCACAGACACCACGTCAAATCTTAGTTTTACCAATCATTTTATCTATCAGACTGCCCACAAGGGCACCTGGGTACTAATGTCCCAGGACAAATTTTTTGAATTAAACGCTGCACAATTTAAAACATTGTGCGCTTGACAGGCCCAGTTGGTAGGAGTGTCCTACCCCCATTGAGCTAGCCGAGGTAAGGCTCGTTGCCAGCGGATCTTGGGTGCCAGTAAAGTAAGTGCCGCTCTAGGCATAAATGATTCAGGCTCTGTGAAAAAGAGACAACCTGAGCTTTCTCGTTGCAGTATGGTTGTGACTGAGAAGGTACCGTTGATAGTGCAAAGGCGAGAGTAGTGGGGGTACAGGTCAACCGCCTCCCAGTATATTATACTAGCTCTTCCAACCATAGGCTGTGTCCGGACTCGTCGGAAGACTCTGCCAATTTGCTCGTATCGGGCAAATTATGGCTGAAGGATCTGTCGGAATACCAAGAGCAATAGGATTAAGAAATAAATTAATCTAGAATAAAATCACTGTGATGGAATAAAAAGAAGTTATCGAGCGCCAGCGAAGATAACAGACTTGCGTAGCAAGTCTCAAGATGGTTAATATATAGGTTGTCCTACTTTTTTACTAGCTTCTAGATTTTCGGATATAAGCTTACCTATGAGGTCGCGATCCTGAGGGCTCAGCATATGGGCTTCAGTGTAGCTGATACTACCTCGCATCCACCAACATATTCTAACAATTTCTTCTTTCAGGGCTTTTGCCTGGCGTTCTAGACTATCAGTGAATTCCTTGATATCTTCAGCCTGAGTTAACAGCAAAAGCCTTAGCCGAAAAAAGTACTATAATCAAACTCCACAGGGGTATCATAGTTGTGTCCACACTCCATACACTGGATTTTCTGATCAGGAGTTTTACCCTGTTTAGCTAATTCACTGACCAGTTCCTGTACTTCCCGCACAGTATTCATATCTGCATTACGATAAAAATCCATTATTAATTTTGTGTCACTGACTTCAACTCCCTCGGGAGTGGTTATACTATGTGTGCTACCAGCTAGCATTGTGAGATTTAGATCTACTAATTTTAAAAGATGCTCCTCGGCAATTTTTTTCTTTTGATCGTCAGTGATATCATCGTCCTGGAAGGCCTGTGCCACACGAGCTTCACTAAAATTAGCAAGATTTAGTTCGCTTAGACTCTGATAGTTTTGGGGCTTAAACACAAATTCCAGCTGGCCAATCTGATAGGCCTGAGTGTAGTCAGGCGCTTTAATGCTGTTAATTACATTGTAGAGAGGTATGTCATAGTTGCTTTCTGTCTTACAATTAGGGCAGACAGTGCTGACCTCCATATTCTCTCCGTAACTGGCAATTCTAATACCCATCAATATAGTGTCTACATCTATGTTGGGCATTTTCCAGGCATCTTTTATGCAGGGGCAACAGCTTTGAACTACATCAACCACTGCGGCGCCAGTTAACAGTGCATCGGGCATTTTTAAAGTAATTTCATTTTGAACAGTCATTGGATAGATGGGTAGCTGCCCATCAGGTGGCATTTCCAAACTACCCTGAGGCCAGTGTTCACCACCGCTGGGAAGCTTAAGATAGACTGCGGCCTGCCTAAAATGCCCACTAAGTGGGTTATCTATAACAGTATTTTTTGCAGGTGTTACTACACGAGAATTAGCCATATTTTGATCCAATAAATAAATGAGGAGTATTGTTGAATATCATTTCACACATTTATATTTAACCACTAAACTATGGATGAAAACGAAAAATGGCGTGAAGCCGTAGAAAAAATGGCCGAGAAGCTGGGTGTAAGTGCTGACGAGGTAGATAAGTTATTTAAAAACCTCAAGGGCCTTAATATGACTATGGCCAAGAGTGCTAAAAAAGAAGATGTTGAAAAATGGTTTAAAAATTTTAAAGACGGGCTCGAGTCAGGTGAAATGGGTCTGGATGAGGCCTACAGTGCCTTAGGCAGACAGGCCAAGGCCATCAGGGAAAACACTGGTCTAACTGATGCCCAGAAAAAATCCTACATACAACAAATAGTGGCACAACAGAGCGCCATACAGACGCAGCAAAGACTCAATTTAACTGGTCAGGCACTGGGCACCAGTCTACTAAGTCTAGGCAAACTCTACGTAGATCTGTATTTTATGCAGGCTGACGCTATACTAGATCAGATCGCCACTATACAGGGTGGTGCCAGTGGCATCAAGATAGCTGTCAGTGGTATGAATCGTCAACTACGTATTGCAGCAGAAGAAGCCGCGGGCCTAGCCAATGTATTTGGTGGTATGATGAAAACTCTAGCCTTCCTGCCGGGACTGGGCACAGCATTAAGAATAGCAGCCTTGGCCATTGGTGGCATCGCTGAATTCTTTGGTATGGTTCAGAAAAGAAATGCTGAACTACAGGCCAAGGCCAATGAGATTATGGCCGAGGGGGCTCAGCAACTACTTGATGGCTATCGTAATATAACTAAATCTGGTGCCAATTTTGCCAGTGGCATAGATGAACTAGCTACACAATCACATCGTGCCGGACTGACAGTCAAACAGATGAGTGAGGTTGTCACACAAAATCAAGCTCTACTAGCTAAATCAGGCCTAGGTATAACTGGTGGTATAAAAAAACTAGCAGATGTTGGCCAGGCAATGACCAAGCAACAACAGGAGAGTCTGCGTCGCCTGGGATACAATACAGAAGAAATTTATGGTATATCAGCACAGGTCATAGCCGATGCTGGTAGACTGGGTAAACAACTGGATGCCAAGGAAGTTGCTTCACTGACACAAAAATATGCTCGTGATTTAAAGATAATTGCTGATATAACTGGTGATGATGCTAGAAAGAAAATGGATGAGCAGCGCAAGCAGATGGAAAATCTAGCCTTCCAGGATGAACTATTACGTACTGCACGTTCACTGGGTTTAAACGCCAGGGAAACAACCGAGTTCACAGAAAATATGACAGCCAGCCTTACTAAGAAAGGTCCGTTGTTTGCTAGTGCAATGAACAGTTTCTTTGCAAATGGTGCAGTGGTGGGAGATGCAGCAGTGGCACTGAGTCAGAAGAGCGCAGAATATCAGCGTATGTTCTACGAGGCTGGTGAGCTCTACAAGAAGGGCAATATTGCACAGGCTGATGCTCTCTATGAACAAATGGCTAAACAGGATCAGGCTATCACTGAGCAACAGAGCGCAATGAGTCGAGCTGGTAATCTATTTGGTGAGTTTAGTGGTGCTAATACTCTGTTAATGCAAGAACGACAGTTCCAATTGGGCCTTGCTGGTATAGAAACTAAAAATATAGAAGCAAACATTGACAAAACTGAAAAAGGTGCTGGTAGATTAAATGCTCAGATTGCTGCCATAGAAACAGCAGGGCAGGCACTAAGAGTACAATTGGAAACTGGCATCGTAGCCCAGATGCCTAAGTTTGTGGATAAGTTGAACGAAGAATTAAGGCGTCAAATTGCAGCATTGCAGCACTATACTGGAGCTCTTGCTGACGGCGGTGGACTTAATATTAAAGATTTTAGTATTTCAGGTATGCTTAAGAAACTGGAAAACGGTTTCCTTGAGCTGATAGATTTTGTTAAAAAAGGTTTTAAAGATCTTTTTCCCGATCTTTATGCTTCCATAAAGTCTGCAAATGAGCAAACACTAAAAGGTATGTCGTTGCGGGAAGCCGCGGAGCCTAGTAACAGGGCTAGCCCCCGCGAGCCAACCCGTGGGTTTAGCGGTGGATCTGGCGCAGCGGGTAGATTCCGAGAATTAGAAATTCCCGACCTTCCACAAAAAGCATCTGGTGGTGTAGTAAATTCACCCAGCATTGCTGGTGAGGCTGGTCCAGAAGCAGTAATACCGCTACCCAACGGCGGAAAAATTCCAATTAATCTAGATATGAGCGCACTGACAAGTCTATTAGAAAAGCAAACTCAACAAAACGAACAAATTCTACGATATCTGCGCGACAGTGTGGACGTCCAGGAAAGAATTTATAGTGTACAAAGCTAACTGCCACTAAATACACTATAAAGAGACTGAACGATGTCCTGGAAAAAATATTTTAGATCTTCACCTGTAAATTCTACTGGCACTGTGAGCCCCATAGCGGGAGTCACCCAGAATGTATCCTATCGTAACTATCAGAGTCAACTTCCTGAGGTTTATATTGGACACCCCAATCGTGTGGAACGCTATAACCAGTATGAAAATATGGATATGGATCCTGAAATTAACGCGGCCCTGGACATACTTGCAGAGTTCAGCACACAAGCTAGTAAAGATAATCGCACACCCTTCAAAATCGAATGGCTGGATAACCCCACAGATAATGAAATCAAGATTGTAAAAGATCAACTTCACAAATGGGTTAAGTTAAATGATCTTCAAGAACGTGCCTACAAAATTTTTCGCAATACACTAAAGTACGGCGATCAGATTTTTATCCGTGATCCAGAAACATTTAAATTGTTCTGGGTTGAAATGAGTAAAGTTGTCAAGGTCATTGTCAATGAGAGTGAAGGTAAAAAACCCGAACAGTATGTAATAAAAGATATTGCGCCTAATTTTGAAAACCTAACAGCAACCACTATCGCAGCCACAGAT